TTCATAGTCACGAACCTGTATTGCCTTTAGGTCATCTATTTTTGATGATGTATCACGAATGTTTTCTTTTACACGTCTGTCTGAAGTTGTTGCGTATGTAACAGAACCCCCACCTGTGCTGTGAATCCGACCTTCTTCTCCAGTACCATCTGAGAAATGAATATAATTAGCAGACGAAAATACACTATCACCTTCAAATGTAAGACTAAGAATAGTTGAACCACCCTCAACACTTGGGTCACTATCAGCTATTATTGCAATAGGGCTTGTTGTGGCACTAGTGCCTCCACCAATAGCAAAGGAAGTAGCAGTTTTATCAGCAAAGGTATTTGTGGAAGTATTAACTCCGACAAAATTAGCACTAGCATCAACGAATAACATATGGCTGTTGCTGTCACTTTCAACACGGAAGTCTTGGTCATGGCTTTGGTCATTTATAATAATACCATTACCATCAGCTTTTATAACCATTCGCTCATAGACAGCGGAGTTTGTGCCTGTATAAAAACCAAGCCCTACAGCCGCACTACCACCTTCGTCAAAACTAAATAAACCAGCCCCTCCTTCTCCAATAGCTATGCCTGTCTGAAGATTACCTGTAACGTTATCATTTCCAGTTCCAATTACTCTCAATCCCATGTTGTCTGAATTAGACGAACCACCATCAAATGTGCCACGAGAAATATTAAGAGCTGCTTTGTTTGCTAATACACCATCACTAGCAGAAATAGTGCCTGTTACATCAAATTCATAAGAGGGTGAAGAATTAAGAATACCCACTCGGTTATTCCCAGCATCCACAAAAAGAGCATGAGTGTTGTCGTTACTCTCAACACGAAAGTCGTAGTCGTTGCTACTATTATTTACGACAGTTTCGCCAGACAACATTTGAACGACATCCGCAGCACCAACCTCAAACCTTAAATCGCCTCTACCTTTAATGTAAGAAGCACCTGTTGAGTCTTGAAATTGCATAGCAACTTCTAAATCGGTACTTTGAAGTTTTAAAGCTGTATTCTCTGCTCCAGAATTTACATGAAGAGTGTTATCTGGGTTGCTTTCGCCAATCCCCACTCGGTTAGTCCCTGCATTCACAAAAAGCATATTTGAATTGCTATCACTCTCAACACGAAAGTCAGCATTAGCACCTGTTTCGTTAAGAACAATATTAGCATTTGCGTCAATCTCTATTCGGTCAACACTAGCTGTGCGAAAACGCATATAAGAGCCATTAGAGTAAATCTGTACAGCATTTGTACCCCAAGTATAGCCATAACCATTGTCTATGTTTATATTTGCACCATTGACAACAGTAGCTCCATCAACAGTCAGCCCATCCATAGTAGCTGTACCTGTTACGTCAATGCCTGTTGCGGTGGTGGCTAGTTTGGTTGATGCTTCATGTTTTAACCTTACTTCTCCACCAGTTCCTGAGTCAACACATGTAAGATATTCATTTCCTGATGAATCTTGAAGAATAAGGTTTGTTCCACGAATATATAAAGAGCCAGTACCATTTTCAGCAATATAACTATCGTTACTATCGTGATAAATCTGTAAGTCATCACTGTCACCTAACTTTATAATATCATTGTCACCCATGTTAAGGTGTGTTGTTAGAGTCGTCTCACCTGTAACACCAAGAGTACCTGCTATTTGTATGTTTGTGTCAAGTTTAGCACTTGTGACTGCACCATTGTTTATCTTAGCTGTGGTAACATTAGCATCAGTTATTTTAGCTGTTGTCACTGCATTATCTGCTAGACCTGCTGTATCTATCTGTGGTCCTTCACCTGTAGTGCCATCATGCGAGTGTCCAGTTGAACCGTTAAACGCAGCTTGTACCGCATCAAACTCTCCATCAAGGTCTGACGCATTGATCACGTTACCGTCAGCTATATTATTAGGCGTATCATTCCTTGTGTAGCCTGTTCCCATTTCTTATCTCCTAGCGTTAGTAGAATACTGCAGAGTTGCAGCATCGATAGTAAATACAGCGTCTATGGTATCCCCTATAGTTTCATATAAAATAGACACTGTAAAACCTGAACCTATTGTTTGCAATTCGTAAATTGCCTTTTGTTTACCCCCATAAGAGGATGTTCCATAAATCCCTGCACCGTACGAAATTGATGAAGCTGCAAGGTTTGAAAAAAGTAGTGAATCTGGTTGAATAACATTCTGTTGATCAAAATCAAATTTAAGAGAGTATCTAATATCTACCTCTCCGTTTACATCTAAATATGTTATACCCTTATATACTGTTTTACGGATAGTAGGATCACCTAAAGGTATGTAAGGGGTAGCAAATGTAGCCTGTATCTTCTCTCCATCAAAGCTATTGCCATCTTCCATTCTGTATATGTAGCCGTCACTTGCACCAAAATAGATAAGTTCAGTACGATCTACATATTCACTGTGTACAACGTAAGCATTTACCCCACGTAAATCATTAAACGATATACCCTCTTGTAATTGTGTGGCCGCAATCCCTTTAGCCGAAGCATTGGTGTAACCAGTGTTGTAACCAAATAATCTGTATTGACTTTTCTCACGAATAACTGTACTAGAAAAACCATTTGGACTACTTGTAATCAAATCTAGTATCTCATCTTGTACTGGCTTTGATACGGTAGCAAGACTAAAATCACCAAATCTATCGGTAGCAGAAAAAAGTCTTAAACCATCAGGTCCTAGAAATATTATGTCTCCACCAATCTCTTGTATAGTATCTTCAGCAATACAACCTAAATCACGAGAAACTGGTTTTAGTTGAAAATCACCTACACTACTTCCTGCAACTACGTTGATACTGTTTTCACTAAATACAATGAGTTGATCACGAAAAACAATTAACCCTGTAATCGCATCCGCTACGTTTATTATACCACCACCACTCGCACTTGTAAAGTCCGTATCTGCATAAGGAGCAGAAAAAACAAGGTTTTTGCCATTTCCGAGAAAAATGTGGTTCTTAAAGTTAACTGCAAACTTAGAACCTGATGTGTCAGAGGGCAATGAAGTTAGTTGTTCAAACGTAGTTCCATCAAATCGGTAAGGCTTACCTGTGCCATCGACAAGCATAAGTTTCTCTGTACCATCAAAGTCGTACTTCAGAAATCGTACTTTACCTGTGCCACCAACTGTAACACCCCCACTACTGTAGGTTGCGTTGTCACTTACTTGTGTCCATCCTGAACCACTAGACTTGAATAGGTCATCCCCTCGTACAGCGTACACTTCGCTGTTATAATGATGTATACCCCTAATAACACCCGTATTCGTTACAGCGTTTGTATCGAACTTAGAAAATCCTTCTACTCTTCTGTATCCACCAAATATTGACGGCTCAAAGTTACGTAGTATTCTCGCCGATCCGGGGGCTTGAAATCCCTGCTGATACGGAGAAAGGTTGGTTATCAAACCACCTTTAAACTCAAATGAATGTGTTTGCCACCTATCAGGCATTAAACAGCCCTTGCATATACATTTTCATTAACAAGCAAAGTTCTCATTTGCTTCAATCCATCTTCAAACTTACGAGCAGAGATGGTAGCCGACTCAAGATTATCTCTAAACATGTACGAATGATACATTGCACCATCAACAATAACATGTTTAAAACGGAAAGGTATAGTTGGTACGTCATCATATGTTTCTAAATCTGCAGGAAACATAAAAAATTCATATTCAATTGTGTAGGCTTTGTTTGGCATTGGTGCTACAATAATATCACCGTCTTGGGAACGAATAATGTATTCAGGCACTGTTCCTTTTGTAGCATCAGTTTCACCTTCTTGGTCTATGAATCTGTCTACATACTCATCGTAGCTCATCTGCTTGAGTCTTCGTGCTTCATTAAGATCTAGTGAAGGATTACGTAAGATACGAACAGTATCGAAGTCTGTGTATTTTGCATTTTCTGGTAAAGGATATCTTAGCTCGCCTGCAGTAAGAGTTATGTCATCTGTGTTGTGATTGAAGGGCCAACTAAAATGTTTTTGGTTGATGTCACGAATTGCAGAATTAATCGCATCCTTTACTTGAGCATAAAAACCCGTTGCTGTTGCAAAGTTACTTGATGTTAATTCTGTCTCATTAAGTCGTCTGCAGATTTCATTTGTTAGAGAAAGATAGTTATAAGCCATTAGTTTTTCTCCACGACTCTTATGCGAACTTCTTGTTCACGAATAGTTGCGTCACTAGCAGTCATACGACACACTATTTTATACGTTGTAAAAGCAGTGCCACTTCCTAAGTATATTGTGGCAACGGTATTTGTGTTGGTACGACTAACAAGTTGCAAGCCATTAACAATTTGGCTATCTGACCAAGTCTGTAGTACCCCATCTGCATCGTAGATTTTCCATACTAATGATGAGATGGTATCTGTATCTAAAGCAGGACCCCAATCAATAGAGTAGTCCAATTGCTCATCAGGATCTTTATCGGGCCATTTAAGCGACATTAGGCTGCCTTTCTTCTTTGAGAAGTTGTTTGTGACGGTAGAACAGTAACAATTCTGTGTGGACTCATTTGCTCTGTCACAATATTTACAACTCTTTGCGAACTTGTTTGTTTAGGTAGAACAGTAACAACGTGTCTTCTGTCAAAAGCTGATGGAGTAAATACAGTAATTACACCTGTTGTTGTTAGTGTGCCTACTGAGAATGTTCCGATTACTCCTGTGATAGTAAATGCGTTACTTAGGGCAAGAGTACCGATACTTCCTGTAGCACTAACGCTACTTAAAACTTCAGTTGGTTTCTCTTCTACTGTGTTTACAGAACCTGTAGCACTTACGCCTATAAGTGTAACTGTATTACTGATAGCAAGAGTGCCTATCGTGCCTGTCGCAGATACACTTGCTAATTTTTCTACAAGGTTAACAGTTACATTGTTAACAGAACCTGTAGCACTTACACTATCTAATGCTTCTGTAGGCTTCTCTTCTACAGTGTTAACAGAACCTGTAGCTTCAACACCTGTGAGTGTTACGTTTGCTGTACCTGTAGAAGTAACTGTATTTACAGAACCTGTAGCTGATACACTTTCTAGTTTTTCTATAATATTAACAGTTAGGGTATTTATGCTACCTGTAGCACTAACACCTGCAGATATAACTTCACTAATATCAATCTCGAAGCCACCTGCAACTACAGGAGCAATAGTACCTGTAGCAGAAACACCACTAATACTAGCGGTAAGGTTGACTACGCCATATTCAGATGTTCCGTATAGACCTGAACCGTATCGTGCTGACTGTGCTATGATCGCCACAGCCTACTCCTTAAGCAATACGTATTACAGCGTTACTTGCGTCAGCAGCGGGAAATTCAATTGTTAAATCACCTGCAGTAGCAGAAACAGTACCACCAAAATCAATAACAGCAATCGCAGAGTTACTGTTTGCTGTATTATAAATGATACAACCATCTGCAGAAATAGTTACGTCAGTGAAGACTTCGTCGGTAAAATCAACAATAGCAGTAGAACCATCGAGTGAAATAGCTGCACCATCAAGTACTTGTCCACCTGCACTGTAATTAGTGCCTGATGCTTCATCTGAATTGCCTGTTACGTCAGAGTAATTGGTTGTACTAGCATTGTATGTACCTGAAGGCGATGCTTTAATAAGAGCAATTTTAAGTGAGTCTGTATCTAAATCGTGCAGACCACCTAATAGTTCTGTCTTAAAGCTATTACACATTGCGGTTGTGATAGCCATTTATTTCTCCTTTGGGCTAAATTATAGAGAAGTCTGAAAAAACTCCTCTAGGGATACTGTTATATTCACAGCACTGTTTGCACTTGCAAGACCTCGTATCTTGTCACTACCAACTAGATACAAAGGATAATCTGTAATCTGTAGTAGCGAGTTTGCAGGTAGTTCAACAAGTTCAGCTAGTGTATAGAACGTTGTTGATGCTGCATCGTACCAATCTAAGCTAAATGTGACCAACGAACTAGAAGCATTGTTAATATATATGCTGTTTACTTCAGTCGTAAATCGTGCAGGCACTGTGTAAATATCTTGGTTGGCTGTTGTCAATTCTAAAGCAACGGTTCTTTTTTTACGTTCAGCCATGCTTAGTTCTCTATGTAAATGATGTCAAAAGTTGTTGACACTCGTAAGTCAGCATTTGAACTGTCTGCTATCGCACGAAACTCAATATCTGTTTTTTCAGGTATTGGCTGTGGGCAAGTAATGTCTTGATGATATGAGCCTTCAAACAAATCAAACTTCTGTTGGGTACGAAATACGCCATTCAATTCTCGTGTAATCATTCTTATGGTAGCAACTTTATTGTTCTGTATTGTAAATGCTGTTGTATCTATCTGAAACAAATATGCTGTATAACCTGCAGGTACAGTCCATAGTGCCATCAAGGTCTGTTGGTCAGCAACAGCTATATAAGCGTAAGTTGTTCCACCATTTGCAATTGTAATGTTTCCTGCAGATGCTGTACCACTCGCAACAAAAGCACGATATACCCTTAAGAAGCTACCTGTAGTTGTTGCAGTTCCTGATGCGTTAAGTGTTACTGTTTCAGATAATTCATTGTAACTTGCATCTAAACCTTGAATAGTAACTTGTACGTTTTCGTCTGTAGCACCTGAACTACTTGTCGCTGTCATTGTTACAGCACTAGATGGGTAAGCATATAAACCACCTACATCCCAAATAGTCTCTTCTACGTTTTGTATCTCTCCGTTGTATCCAAACTTAAATACACGCTTGTGTCCTGCGATAAGTCCACGAGATACTTGTAGAAAGTATGGATAATAACCAACACCCCCACCAATACCTACTAACTGTGGATAACTTGTAATACTCACTCTATTGTTTCCTTATCGGTTTGCAGTATGCTGTAATCTGTAGATTAGGTTTATCTTTCTGTGGTATTGAAGGTTGATTATGTAATCTCTCTGCAAAGTACAAACATCTATCTATATCTTGGAAGGTTTGTGTTTGGTCTACTACTCTTAATCCCATCATAAACACAAGCACAAACTCAATCATTTATTTATACAGGTACTCCTTGTACCTCCTCATTCTTTTTTTCTGTGTGACATTCACAATCACATTCTTCACAATCACATTCGTAACATTCACAAGTCTCACATTTATCCACGGTATCCTCCACCTGCTGCTTTGTATGCTTTGGCAAGCATTTGGGCTTTTCTTGCTGACCATTGTCCGGGCTTACCACCTTTTGAACCGGCTTTAATCTTTTCAAATAAGCGTTTACGCATGGTTGGCTTAGTATAATTCCCAGACTCATTTACTTTACTCTTACTTTTTGGTTTTTTTGCTACTGCCACGTCTATCCTCATACAAATTATTAAACGTAGTAAATGGGTCTAAGTAAGACTCATGTGACTCTGCTGAGTGTGTCCACTGTGATGGTGTAAAATCAGGAGCACCTTCACCTGTAACCCACAGAGCAGGACTTGTGGCTCTTACTCTGTTATTAGGCAATGCTACAATATTAGCTGTCCATTTACCTGCATCTAACAAATACATTACATGTGATTGTTTATGCTGTGCAGGGTCATCTGCTATGTCACTGTCAGTATAGTCAACTGTGAACATATACTTCGCTTTGTAAAACTCATTGTTTATCTTACACAACCACGGACTAGAACTTACTCTGTCCATAACTATAACGCTATGATGTCTTGACTCACAATCCCATGGTTGACACAAATGGTCTTCCATTGGTTCTGCCCACTCATCTACAGGTATGTCAGCAACTAATGCTTGTATTGGCATCCTTGCCCACATAGCACCACCATGTACATTCTCTTCTTCAGTGCTTCCAGTAAACACTACCTGAAAACTTAACGACCTATCAGGTATGGTATTCACTGCAAACGCTAATGCGTGGAGATACTCTCCTTGGTAGTTCAGATGATTACAAGTAAACTCCCTACGTACCCAACATTTAAAATGTGGTACGTTACTTATCAGATAGGGCATTACTTACGTTTGACTGCTCCACCTTTAGCCATGTACTTAGTCTTCTTAGCCATGCCACCTTTAGCCATATACTTTGTTTTCTTAGCCATGCCACCTTTAGCGGCTGTCATTTTTTTAGTAGGCATAGAAGTTTTTGTTTTACCTGTCATACCTTTTGGTTTAGGCATTACCTTAACAAACAAGTCTCTAATTGCTTTTTCTTTTTCTTCACCTTTTAGACCTTTAGTTGCATCTTTGATAATCTGTTTCATTATCTGTGCATCAGTCATTCCTTTTTTTGCATCCATAGCCATTATTTTGTTCCTTTCTTAGGTTTATCCATGCCTATCATTATTACAAGTCCACCTTTACGGTAGTCCATATTTCCTGTTTTCTTTTTCTTAGCCATTCCACCGCCATACATGTAACCCATTTTGTTACGTACAGCAGTAGGTAGTTTCTTTAATCCTGTTTGATTTGGCTTTGGCATAGCCAT